TATACTGGCCGTTGGATCGGTAATCCACCAGAAGGGATGCCCAAGTATTATAATAAACAGCCTCCCAAAAACTTCGTTTATGGATTAGACCGGCAGACATCAGACAAACAAATTGTTATTGTTACTGAAGGAATATTAGATGCCATTGTAACAGACGGCATTGCCATCGGCTCAAATAATATTAATGATGATCAGGCAAACGTTATTGACAAATTGAATAAGAATGTTATACTGATACCGGATGCAGATAAGCCTGGCCTAAAAGCTATTACTACAGCTTTAGAACGTGGTTGGAGTGTAAGTTTTCCCGAATGGGATGGATGCAAAGACGCAGGTGATGCGCAGATAAAATATGGTAGATTGTTTACAGTGCGCAGTATAATTGATAGTGCTATCAGCAATCCAACTAAAATACAAGTAATGGCAAAAAGGTACTGCAAATGAGCGAACAAAAAGAATATACACTAGAGCTACAGAAATTATTTGTTGAATTTTTAGCACAGGATCAAGAATTGTTTGTTCGTGTTAATAATATTCTCAGTAGTGACTTCTTTGATCGTAGTTTGCGCAAGGGTGTTGAGTTTATTCGCATGCATGCAAATGACTATGGTGCATTACCAACAATTCAACAAATTACAGCATCTAGCGGATTGGAGTTAGCAGGGCTTGGTGACAAAATTGATAGCCGGCATAAGGATTGGTTTATTGATGAGTTTGAACAGTTTTGTAAACACAAGGCATTGGAAGGTGCAATCCTAAAGTCAACAGACTTGCTGGAAAAGGGCGAGTTTGGCGCAGTTGAAAAGATGATTAAAGAAGCAGTTCAAATTGGACTTGCAAAACACTTAGGTACAAACTACTGGGAAAGCCCAGCAGAACGGATCGAGCGAGTGAGAAATGCACGTGGCGGCACAAGTACTGGTTGGAAAGATATTGATCACAAATTGTATGGTGGATTTAACCGCGGAGAGTTGAATATCTTTGCAGCGGCGTCTGGCGGCGGCAAAAGTTTGTTCTTGCAGAACTTGGCACTTAACTGGGCGATTGCAGGACATAATGTTGTCTACATCTCATTGGAACTTAGCGAAGAACTATGCAGTATGCGACTAGACAGTATGCTAACTGGCATGAATACAAAGGATGTATTCAAGAACGTTGATGATGTGAGTCTTAAAGTTGGTATGCAAGGCAAGAAGTCTGGTGCATTGCAGATTGTACAACTTAAAAACGGCATTACATGTAACGACTTGACTAGCTTTATGAAAGAATATGAGATTAAAACTGGTACTAAAGTAGATGCGATTTGTGTAGACTATTTGGACTTGATGATGCCAGCAGGTGTTAAAGTTAATGTAAGCGACATGTTTGTTAAAGACAAATATGTAAGTGAAGAACTACGTAACTTTGCAGTAGAAAATGACTTGTTGTTTGCAACTGCATCACAGTTGAATCGTAGCGCAGTTGAAGAGGTAGAGTTTGATCACAGTCATATTAGCGGAGGTTTGAGTAAGATCCAGACAGCAGATAATGTTATTGGTATCTTTACATCAAACGCAATGCGTGAACGTGGTCGTTATCAGATCCAGTTCATGAAAACACGTAGCAGTAGTGGCGTTGGCCAGAAAGTTGACTTGTCGTTTGATATTGCAGGTTTGCGTATTACTGATTTAGATGAAGATGATGATCATACTCCAGTGCATCAACCAAGTACAATCTATGATAAAATTAAAAACAAAACTAACATGACATCACACACCAACAATTCAAATCAAAGTGAAGCAACAGAAGCGGCAGTGGTTAACAGTGACAGGCTACGCAGTATTCTAAAAAAACAAGACTAAACCTATTTTTTGCTAAATACACATAGCGGAAGGATAATACTGTGGAAAAAAGAACAAAAAGCCTATTACAAGAAATTAACAGCATTTCTCCAAAGCGTGACAAAACGCAACTGATAGAAAGCCGTGGCACCAATGCACTTGGTGCCATTATTAATCTATTGGAAATGATTGATTCTAATTATGATGCTGAAACAGCAGCAGATTTTCAGAAAAGAGTTCTACTCAGTATTAAAAGTCGTGACAATACACGATTCCTTCGTGGTATTAAAAAACTAAGAGGCGACTCATGAAAATAAGCGATATCTTAGGTGGATCAAAGAAGCGTAAGCATCGCAGCTCTAGAAAACACCGTATTACACAAAATAGTTTGTATACTGTAGATGCCTCCAAGCTACGTGAAAGTGTAGGCAGAGAGTATCAACACCTAGAAGATCTTGTATTCGTCAAAGGTAGTCGCGGCGCAATGGAAGCTGCAGACATACTTGACAATATGGGAAAAGATAGTAGTGACGTGGCTATTAAATGGGATGGCAACCCAACAGTTTATTATGGGCGTGAGCCAGACGGTACGTTTGTACTTGTGGGCAAAAATGGTTGGGGAAGAAATAAATCTACATCTAGCGAAGACTTGAAAAACTTTATCATGAGTACTGGCAAAGGTGAAGACTGGAGAGCTGAGTTTGCTGATGGTATGGCAAACATGTTTGAAATTATTAAAAAAGATTTTCCAGAAAACTTCCGTGGCTATGTATATGGAGACCTGCTATATCATCCAGGAAAACCTTTCCAAACTGGAAATGCAATAACATTTACTCCCAATAAAGTAACATACACTGTTGATCCAAATAGTGAGATTGGCAAGCGTATCGGCCAAAGTAAAGTTGGCGTTACCCTGCATACAGTATACCCAGAGTTTGGAAGTAAAACCAGCGAACCAATTAAAGATGTTTCCGCTTTTGACAGCAGTGATGTGTTTACTATTGGACAGACTTATGTAACACATCAGCCCACAGTTGATGTGTCTGGAACAGATAATATTCGATCAATAGCCAAAAAATACGGTAATGATATTGACGCATTCCTTGCACCAGTTAAAGGACTTAGTGATTTGCGAAATATCATATACACGTTTGTCAACCAATTAGTAAAAACAAAAAATCTTGATGCTATCAGCACCAAGGGATTTTTTAATTGGCTACAAAACTCAAAAGTAAGTACAAATAAACAAGCTAAAATTACTGCAATGAATAACGAAAATCCAAATGCACTGGCATCTATATTCCAGTTAGTAAATGCTGTCATGTCAGCGAAAAATAATGTTATTGATCAATTAGATTCAGCGCCAGCAGATATCACAGCATCCACAGGCGAAGAGCGTGGTGGGGAAGGATATGTAGCACAGAATAGTAAAACGAAACTTGTACCTCGACATAGATGGACACCAAACTGATGTTTAGTAAAGAATGTAAATTACACATGAAAGAAGCTGGTATGACCAGATGGCAACACTTTAAATTTGCGTTTGGCATCATGATGGAATTAAAGAAAGCTGAACTTGCTATCCTAGTACATATGTTTGTTCCGAGATGTTGCCAGACATATGCAAGTGATAAAATTAAAGAATTAGCAGCGAGGTTAGACAAGCAATGAGTGATAAAAAATATACAGCAAAGCAATGGGCTGCAATTGAAGGCGGCCATACAATGGATGAAACCTCAAAAGAACTATCATTTATGCAAACGTTGGGAGAAGCAAAAATGTTTCGAAGCCGTGAACAGATTGGTCGTGAAGGTGCCCGTGGACTATCTGATCATTTGTTTGTCAGTTTACTAAGTCTATATGCAATGAGTAATGATTATAATTATGCACCACAGGCTCAAAAATATGCACAGCAAACAACAATGCGTGGAGGGTTTAATAGCCCAGCCCCTGGCGGAACTGACGTGTATCAAACACTATACAGTCTAAAGCACCCAGAGCTGTTGTCAGGAAATGAAAAAGACACTGCCTTAATGAAAAAATTAAAAGTAAATGACAAGCACGTTAAACGTTTCCTAGATCAAATGCGTAGCGGAAATATCAATCGAGGACAAGCACAGGCATTCTTCTTTAAGCTGGAACGTGACTTGGCTATACAGGATCCAAAACTAAGAGCAGCAAGACGACTAACACAAGATTGGGAAACATTAACTACTCAGCAACAGCAACTAGTAGGTTCACAGCTAATGAAATACTATAGAACTAATGCTAGACGCAGTGACTTGTTTCCTATGTTTAATGGGTTTGCGAAAGATAATAGTTTAGATATCAGCAAAGAGAAAAAGTCCTCAATCAAACGTGCAGTACTTGGCGGCGCCGCTGCATTTGCAGCTGGCTATGCAGCCGGCAAATCAACAGAACTTTAATATGGAATATCATTTTACAGCGTATACGCTGGTGGATATCACTGACACTAAGTATAATGATCCACGTGGAAACACCCTGGAGTTTTTACAAGCACAGAATTTAAGTATGCTAATACAAGTTCTTAGTTTGAGATCACAGTTAATGACTCTTAAGACTACATTTGCAGAGCAGTGCAATATGGATGACTATAAATTCGGCAATCAATACACTGGATTGCAACGTGTATGGAAATTTACTTTTAGCAGTGAACACCAAACTACATGGTCGCGTGATGATAATTTATTTTACCATGCAATTACTGACACTAATACTGTTCCAGTCTATACTCAACTAAAAGAAACTGCTAATATTGATAAATTTTTTAATAGTACTTGCACTGATAAATTAAATATATACTTCAAAGAAGTGCTAATCGCATAAATACATATAGTATACAAGACGTATAGTGACGATAAGCAGGCTCCTTAAGAGGCGGCGAATGATAAACTTTGGAGACAGAGAATGGCAATAACGCAGTCAAGACTTGAGCGTGAAAATCTCGAGGCACATGTTGATTTATGTGCAGAGAGGTACCGCGTGTTAGAAGAAAAATTAATTAGACTGGAATCCAAAGTTGACAGTCTAGCAGATACTATTGCATTGATGGTTGAAAAGCAACAAACAGACAAAGCAAGTAATAATAAATTAGTAATAGGTGCAGCAGCAACAGTGATTGCTGGTTTGTTATCAACGGTAGTATTGTTATTGTTGAATTTACAAACTGTAACACCAATGATGGGCGGATAAATGTTTTTAAACGAATCATACCAAACAATTGTTAGCGAAGCAAAGGTAGTCTTTGCTCGCCGAGGCAAGAGTTTAACTAAGAAATTTCGTTGTACAGTTGGCAAGCGCAAGGGCAGAGTAGTGAGTAACCCACAGCAATGTGCGGCTCCTATCGACCTAAAAAAGAGATTCGTATTAAAAAGAACAAAGGCAAGTATGGGTGCGAGAATGGCAAAGAAAGCCAAAAGAACAAAACGTACTAATCCAGCAAGTAAGATTGCAGCAAAACTAAACAGGGCAAGAAGATGAAAATTTTAAACAACAGTATTGTAGATACCGTAATTGAATATGCAAATGTAAAATTTGGTGTGGAACTAGAAAAAGATACAGTGTCAGCACAGCTGAAAGAACGTAGTTTTGGTGAATTGATGCAATTAACCAGTGCAATCAAAGATGAAGACAATGACCAGTTTAGTGATTTAATTGATTTAAGTATTGATGAAGCGCAATTGGACGAATTAAATCTCCTAGCACCAGAACGTTTATACATAAGAATGCCAGACAAAACATATAAAAAAGTTGATTATAGAAATACTACTTCATTACATGGTCCTACTAGTGATGGCGCCACTAGTGTTAAAATTGACGATGTGGATGACGAAGTAATTAAAAAATTAGATTTAGATTCTAGATTAGACTACAATAACGAACGTAATGGTGTAAAATACAAAAAGTCAGATACACTTGCTATTGGACATGATCATCAAGGCGGACTTCCAATAAGCGATCCGGATATTATGGTTTATGATTACGACAGTCCAGAATTCAAAAGCAATGTATCAAATAAAATTGCAGGCAAAATAGTAAAAGATATTGATGAGGCATACGGCACATCAACAACATCACAGCCTAGTAGTGCTACAATACGTTCACAAGGAACACTTGCAGCAACTGACAATCGCCGCGCAACGAATGCAGAATTAAAAGCAAGCCGCCAAACATCTACACAGCGCACAGTGGCAGGAAGTAATAAAACTTCCACTGGTTCACGAAGTGTTGCTGATCCAAGCGATAACCAGCGTAATCAAAACTCAGCGCAAGCCAATTCAAACTCACAAGAAATTGATAGACTTAAAGATCTTGTTATGAAAGTGGCAAGGGGAAAGTAAATGAGAGTTTTTGAATCACCAGGTGGTATCCAAGTATTATTGTCAAATGCAGAGTATAAAACTCTTGACACTCTAGATGAAACATGTAAGAATGATATGTCACCACGCCAGGCACACATAGCGCAACAACTTGTAACTAAAGGAGTTGCGGTTAAACGTGTCAAAGAAGGCAAGGTTTATTTTAGTAAAGCAAAAGGGAGTCTTTAAAATGCCTACACCAGAAGTAAAGGGAATGATGGATATTCTAGCAAAACTAGAAAACGCCGCTGAAAATGTTGGTAAAGAAGTTGAAATGTCTGACGGAAACGTAGTTCGTTCATCTGGACGTCCTGAAGTAGACGAAATGTATAATATCCTAAACAAGCTAAATGAAGCCACAAATAGTGCTGCAACAAATGTTGTCAAGCAGTCACCTTCACCATCATCTGAAAATGACAATGTTGGTATTGGCGGATATCACATTGTATTAAATAAAAAGATTGTTGAAGGTTACAAAAAAACATACTATACTGTTACACAGGACCAAAAAGTAATTTATGAAGATCTTGCTTTATTTGAAAGCGCGATGGCTATTGTTAAAAAACTAATGTTTAACAAAAATGGCATTGAAAAAATTGTAGAATATGATAATCGTTATGATAGTGTATTGCTTGAAGCAGCGAGCTACAAAAAAAGACTAAAGATTGTTACTGAGGATGTAAAGTATGACATTTTTGTTGCAAAACACACATCAGCAGTGGATAAGATGAAGAATATAAAGCGTCACATCAAAAATTTGATGTAATTTTAAAGATATGTATAAATACATTATATACAATTATAGCGAGGTTTAACTATGAATTTATTCGATTTACAAGAGAACAAGTTTGCAAAACTACGCCGTACTCTATCAGAAGTATTTGAAAGTGATTTCAACTTTGATATGGACGGCAAAAAACTAGTTCAAATTCAGGAAGCAACAGCAGGACGCATTGCTACACTGAGAGAAAACGGAGTGGACGTAAGCCACCGAGATTACCAAAAGCTACTGCTAATTGCAGAAGGCTTAAAACTTGTTGTTGCTGAAGCACATGGCACAGTAACAGAATCAGCAGATCTTGATCAAGCTGAAGTACTATTGGCTGCAAAACAAATGGGCGATGACCTACAGAAAATGGCAGAAACATTAGCAAGCATGCAAGTTGAAGAACTAATGAGCATTCACAATGCAATGAAAGAGCAAGTTGGCATAGCAGAAGCAGACGCATTTAATGCATCAGCAGAGCAGTCAATCAGTGCAGCACTAGAAGCAGTAAAAGCTGCTAATGAAGGTGTTAACAATGCGCTATTAGTAGCTCAAGGACAAGCACCAGCACAGGACATGGAAATGGATGGCATGGACATGGAACCAGAAATGGGCGGCGATGACATGGACATGGAACCAGAAATGGGCGACGAATTTGCCGGTGATGATTCTGCAGACATGGATACAGACATTGATGGTCGTGAAATGAAAGAGGATGCATATCTTTCAGCTCTTAAAATGGTTAAAGAACAACAGTCAGAAGGAAAAGTTTCTCCTGAAGTTCTAAAGCAAGCATTTTCTCTACTGAAGAAGTAATATTATGAGAATCACTGATATCATTCGTGAAGTACAAGAAGTTGATCAAACAATAATTGATCACTTAACTGCTCTTGATGCAGAAGGACTGAATAGTATCGGTATAGACAGCTTAACTAGTTCACTACAAAAAAATGGAGTTGCAGTAGACAGAGATATGGTTTTTGATGTAGTACAAAACCTCGCAATAGTAGACAATATTAAAGACGATATTGTCTACTTCAACTCTAATAGTGAAGAAAGTGGTTACGATAATCAAGTAGATCCAGAAAAGCAAGACAAGACCATTGATAGAATGGCTCGCAAGCAAACGAAAAAAGAGTTAAACAAATGACAGTAGGATTAAACGCAGCACAGGCTAGAGCAAAAAGCCAACAAGACATGATCATATATAACGAAGTTAATGCAATTATGCTCGCAGTACTAGCTTCTAGTGCAAACGGCGTTTATGAAGCAAATGTAAGTGATGGTACTACCATGACAGAGTCGACACCCATTGCTACTAGAATTGGTACTGTGAATGATCCCATAATTGTTCCTGGAGACACTCTTATTATCAATAACCAGACTATTGTTTTGGGAGCAACTGGCACTAATCTCAATGCTATTATTGCTGACATTAACGACGCCAATGTACCGGGAGTAAGTGCATCGAAAGATAATGACTATCTTGTATTGGAAATAACAGTTTTACCAAGTCAGGTTTGGCAATATGAAATTAACAGTGGTGCTACTGCTACTGCAAAAGTAGGACTAACAGTTGGCGTGTACACAGTATCTGACCCAACAAGTGTTTCATATTATAATGCATGGCAAGGCGTTAACACTGATAGAGCGATCTCTGAACAAATTTCAAGTGTTGAAAAATACTTTAATAACTTGGGATATCGTATTCAAAAGCTAGCACATCCACAAACAGGTAAAACATTTATCTGGAATCTATATTGGTAGATTAAATGACTAAGGTTGGATTCTTGGGATGCAGCTATAGTGCTTATGACCAAAAAAGCGTACAGGAGAATAGTTGGACATACCAATTAGCTCAAAAATTTCCCCAGCATCAATATTACAATTATGCCCTTGGCGGCAGGGGAATTGATTATCTCCAGTGGTGTTTGTTGGACGCCAAAGAACAAAACATTGATATCATTTTTGTAAATACCACCTATCCCAGTCGAGTTGGATACTTGGTGGATGGCGGTTCGTCATTAGATAACTTTACATTCGTAGATACTAAAATAACTGAAAATTTTAAATTAAGACAGTTGGAGTCACCTCATGTGTGGGCTAATCATGGAGTATTGGGGCATAATAAATATAGTGGTCGTTTGTTTCAAGATGCGATAAATTTACAATCTATAAGTGAAAATAGAAACACATATATTAAGAAGTTCTATAAAAATATTACAAAGTTGTATAATTTTAAACATATCGTAATGCTAAACTTTGTGTCTGAACAGAAGTTTATGGACGAGAATTGTGTTTGGTATCAGATATACAAGCAGTTTAATGCATATAACATGGAAACGCTATACAACGCTGGAATAATATTAGGTCTTGACGATGACCACTGGACGTTCAAGGGAAATCAATGGGTTTTAGATAATTTTGTTTTAACCAAAGAAGTTATTGACATTCTAAATCATTCATAGTAATATAGCAGTATGATTAAAATAAATTCTCCATACCCGTATAAAGAACTGAAGCGTAAGCAAATCGGTGGTAAGCGTCTATATGAAAACCCATGGGGCAACCCTGTTCCAAGTGTTACTACGATTCTAGATAAAACTAAACCATATGAAAAGCGTATGGCTTTGGCTAATTGGAAGAAGCGTGTGGGTGAAGAAGAAGCACAGAAAATTGTTACTGAAGCTGCTGGCAACGGAACAATGATGCATGATCAACTTGAGGCTTGGAATAAAGGTGTTGAGTACACTGGCAAGTCTACCCCACTGTCACGCATGATGGCACAAGTTATTATTGATAATATTGAACCTGATTTGCAAGAAGTTTGGGGCGCAGAAGTTAGACTATGTGCTCCTAACCTATATGCTGGTACAACAGATTTAGTTGGTGTGTACAAAGGCAAGCCAACTATCATGGATTACAAGCAAACTAATAAGCCTAAAAAGCGTGAATGGATTGACGACTACTTCCTTCAGGGCGCCGCATATGCTATTGCACATAATGAACTCTACGATACTGACATTAATAGTATTGCTATCTTTATGTGTAGTAAACAATGTAATTGGCAGTTGTTTGAAGTTACTGGTGATGAGTTTGATTATTGGGCAACAAAATGGGCTGAAAGAGTAGCTGAGTTTTATAACCTATAGGATAAATATACATATGGAGATTTTAAAAAATGGCAAACATTCTATCTAAACACACACAGCGCCAAGGCGACTTATCTGATCTACCAGTAGGTCCTGACAATGGACTATTGGCTGGCGAATTTGGTTATGCAACTGACGAGTATAGACTTTTCATTGGTAACGAACAATATTCGCAGGATAGTAACGGAACTGTAAACTATCGTATGCCGGTGGATTTAGATAGTATGTACGCCGGATCATGGGAAGTGTATTTTGAAAGTGACGGTGTTGCACCGATAAAAGCATCTAATTACACATATCGAGATTTTGTTCTAACTTTTAATGATGCTCCTACAAGTGAACGTGTTGTTCTTTATTTTAATACTGAAATTATGACTGCACAGGCTCCAGAAGGCATCAGTGATCCAGTAAGAGCAGTTGGAATAGCAGGCCCAGCAACAGAACAAGCATTTCCATATATTACTATTGATTCTAACCGCTTTGACGATATTCTTATTAGATATACATTGAATGATGTTCTGACATCAAATAAACGTCAAGGTACGTTGCGTATTTCAATTGATAGAGTTGGCGAAACGTTTTCAATTGAAGACACTTATAATTCTAATTGCACCGGCACTGCCCTTGATCACGTTTTTGATGGTACACTAAATGGCACAACATTTATTTTAAATTATACTACTACTGATACAGATGAATCTTTGTTCTCTTGGATTGAAGATAACTTTAAGTCTGACGGATCAGCCACAGCCAATAACAACCCTCTAGTATCAGGCTTTGTTGTACCATCAGGTGATGCACCAGTTGTAACACCGACTACGATATCGTCATCGTCTAATCTAAGTGATCTTGCAGACGTATCTGTAACTGTTCCTTCTACTGGACAAGCATTAGTATGGGATGGCGCCGCATGGTCGCCAGACACAGTAGGCGGCGGCGCTGCATATGATCAAAGTTTGAATACTACTGATGATGTAGAGTTTAACAGTTTAACAGTTTCAGATTTAACTATTACTGGAGCAGGAACAACTGTAATTGAATCTGGTAGTAATATTGTTCTTGATGCTCCTAATAGAGTAAGCACAAATGCACCTTTTAGAATGGTAAATTTAACTACTATTGAGCGAGATGCAATTATTGCTATAAATGGAGATACGATTTATAATACTGATACAAACAAATTCCAAGGCTATGCAAATGGTGCTTGGGTAGATTTGCATTAGAGGTAAATCATGGAACTTATTGAATATGTAGTTGTATTAAATCAAGATATTAATTATGCAGAATTTTGGGAAGAAATCGAAAACCAAAGTGAAACTGACGGCTTCGTGCCGAGTAGACGTGTAGATATTGCTAACAGCAGGAATGGCATGCGTAGATTGTGTCATTATGTTTTAACTGCAGATGAGGCAGAATTACTAGAGCAAGATGAAAGAGTTATGTCGGTTGAAATAGATGTAGACCAAGATGATAGTATCATTGTTGGAAATCATTCAACCCAAACATTAGGCTCGACGGAAACAACTAATTGGGGACTGTTACGTTGTAATTTTAGAGACAGGACAGAAACTATTGATGAAGATTTTTCTTATTCATTAGATGGCACTGGCGTAGATGTAGTAGTGGTAGATACTGGTATTGTAGCAGATCATCCAGAATGGGAAGATGCTAACGGAGTATCGAGGTTACAGAAGATCGATTGGTTTTTAGAAAGTGGTGTTTCTGGAACAATGGATATCGACGATTTTTATTTAGATACTGATGGCCATGGAACTCACTGTACCGGTATTGCAGCAGGAAAAACGTTTGGATGGGCTAAAAATGCTCACATATACTGTATAGCAATGTCTGGTCTTCGCGGCGGTAATCCAAATGGATTAGGCACGAGTGAATTATTTGATTGCATCCTGGGCTGGCATAATAATAAGCCAGTAGACCCAGCAACTGGCTTTAAACGCCCTACTATTGTAAACTGTAGTTGGGGTACATGGAATTTTAATGATTGGCCTGTAACTTCAATTACTTGGAGGGGACAAGCATATAATCCAGCAAATTGGGGTACCAACCAAAATGATTTAAGAAAATTCACAGGAATGCAGACTAACTATTTTGGTGGACGAAAAGTACCGGCGGTCATCAACTCACTAAATGCAGCACTTCAAGAGTGTATTGATGCTGGAGTACACTTTTCTTTTGCAGCTGGCAATGATTTTATTACGGTAAGTGCGCCAGATGGTCCAGATTATAATAACAGTTTTGATTATTACGTTGATCCAGCTAGAAGAACTTATACCAACCTATTCTCTAGAAAATCAGCACCATACAGTGTTGATATGTTCAATGTAGGAAATTTAAATTTACCTCTGGATACTGAGAGCGGTTTGGAAACTCCTTCTGGTGACAGTAACTCGGGAACAGCAACTAATATATATGCCCCTGGTGATCAAATCATGAGCGCACACGTTAACGGCGACCCGTATTCAGGTAACAGTGAATATAACCAGAGATTTTTATCGGGAACATCAATGGCATCTCCCCAAATTGTAGGTATGGGAGCATTGGTATTACAAGCTAATCCACACGCAACTCCACGACAACTAATAGCTCATATGCAGCACAATGCTACTTCAGGAAAGATTAATCCTGATACAACTCCTCATGCTGATTGGACAATTACAACTGGTGAATATTCTGAAACACGCCATTTGCGTGGAAGTGAAGATTTGATAGCATATAACATTTTTAACAAACCAAACAAAACCAGCATAAGGGGCGAGTAGATAATGATTGCAAATGTATGGTTAGAAAGTCCCCGAGAAAGATTAAAAATTTGGCGTAATTTCAGAAATGAATTGCTAAATATTGATGATGAAGAAGAGGTCCTACAAGCAGTAGTTGACTGGTGGAAATCAGCGCCGATTAATTCGAGAGTAATTGATCCTTATGACAATACTGATTGGCCGAATCCATGGGATTTACTACACACTGGAGATTACGATGAGAACGTAATTACTCTTGGTATGGCTTATACTTTGGAATTAATCGACTGGTCATGTGAAATAAAACTGATACAGGACAAAAATAAAAGTGAAGTAAAATTAATTATTTTAGTTGACGACGAGTACATTTTAAACTATACTTATGGTATAATTAATAAACTTGCGGACATATCACATTGTGATATACTAAAGAGTTGGGACACTGAGCAGTTAACCTAGCTTTATATAAATTTTTTTATTGTTAAATAACTGACACTGTAAACCAACGAGAAGGTAAAAATATGAATAACAGCCAAATTTCTGTCTTGAAAAGAGATGGATCATCAGAAAATTTAGACTTGGAAAAAATGCACAAAGTTGTATTTTTTGCTTGTGAAGGTGTGACTGGTGTAAGTGCCAGTGAAGTTGAGTTGCGAAGTCACTTGCAATTTTATAACAGCATCAAAACTTCAGACGTACAAGAGACATTAATCAAAGCAGCCGCCGATCTTATCTCAGAAGAGACACCTAATTACCAGTGGGTAGCAGGACGCTTAATTAACTATCATATTCGAAAGCAAGTGTATAGTACATATACTCCGTTCCATCTTGCAGATATTGCTCGCAAGAATGTTGAGCTAGGATACTATGATGAGAGTTTTTTTTCTGTTTATAGTGATAATGAAATTGAGCAATTAAACAGTTATATCAAACATGATCGAGACGAGAATATTGCATACGTTGGTATGGAACAATTCCGCAGTAAGTATTTGGTACAGAATCGTGTTACTGGTGAGATTTTTGAAACTCCGCAGATTGCATACATGATGATTGCAGCCACACTTTTTGCTAACTATCCCCAAGAAACAAGAATGAAATGGGTAAAGGATTTTTATGATGCTATTAGTAATTTTGATATCAGTCTGCCTACTCCTATTATGGCGGGATTACGAACGCCACAGAGGCAGTTCAGTAGTTGCGTTCTTATCGAGACTGGTGATAGCCTTGACAGTATCAGTGCTACTAGTTCAGCTATTGTTAAGTACGTAAGTCAAAAAGCTGGCATTGGCGTTGGTGCTGGTAGCATTCGTGCTATCGGTTCGCCAATACGCAAAGGTGATGCAAGCCACACAGGTGTTATTCCTTTCTATAAGCACTTTCAAAGTGCAGTTAAGTCATGTAGCCAAGGCGGTGTTCGCGGCGGCGCTGCAACTCTTTATTATCCTATCTGGCACTATGAAGTAGAAGACCTACTAGTGCTTAAAAACAATAAAGGCACAGAAGACAATCGTGTTCGTCACCTAGATTACGGCGTACAGTTTAACAAGCTAATGTATGAGCGTCTACTAACTGGCGGCAATATCACACTGTTCTCTCCTAGCGATGTGCCAGGGTTGTATGATGCATTCTTTGCAGATCAGGACGAGTTTAAGCGCCTATATGAAGCAGCTGAACGTAGGAAAGATATTCGCAAGCAAGTTGTTCCAGCAGGTGACCTGTTTGGGTCATTTATGGAAGAACGTAAAAATACTGGCCGTATCTATTTGATGAACGTAGATCACGCCAATACCCATGGTAGTTTTGACGAGTCAATGGCTCCTGTTAAGCAAAGTAACCTGTGCTGTGAAATCAACTTGCCAACAAAGCCTCTCAATGCATTTAACGATGAAGAGGGAGAAATTTCACTATGTACGCTCAGTGCTATCAATTGGGGCAATATTAAAACTCCAGCAGACTTTGAACGTGTTTGTGCATTAGCAGTACGTGGACTGGATGAACTATTAGACTATCAAAATTATCCTGTGTTAGCAGCACAGTTATCAACAATGAAGCGCCGCCCTTTGGGTGTGGGTATTATTAACTTTGCTTTCTGGCTAGCTAAAAACAATTTAACCTATCAGCATATTGATGCCGAGGGACTAGCCTTAGTAGACGAATGGACAGAAGCATGGAGTTATTACTTAATTAAAGCCAGTGCAGACCTTGCAATCGAAAAAGGCAATATTGAAGGTGTATGCGAAACAAAATACGGACAAGGCATTACACCAAACCAAACTTATAAACAAGAAGTAGACGAACTAGTACCACACGTTGAGCGTATGGATTGGGACAGTCTACGTCAACAACTTAAAGAAACTGGAATTAGAAACTCGACACTAATGGCACTTATGCCAGCAGAGACAAGCGCACAGATTTCAAACAGCACAAACGGTATTGAACCACCACGTGCGTTTGTGTCAGTCAAGCAATCAAAGCACGGTGTACTAAAGCAAGTGGTTCCAGGATATCCTAGACTGAAAAACAAGTATGATTTATTATGGAGTCAACATAGTCCAGAAGGCTATTTGAAGATTATGGCAATATTACAAAAGTATATCGATCAGGGCATCAGTGTTAATACAAGTTACAACCCGGAATTTTATGAAGATGAAAAGATTCCAATGAGTACAATGCTACAGCATCTTATAATGTTCTACAAATACGGCGGAAAACAATTGTATTACTTTAACACATATGATGGTCAAGGCGAAATTGACTTCAAAGACGACCCCCCATTGGCTATCTCAGACATCGATGATGATGACTGCGATAGTTGCGTAATTTAGGAAATAATAATGTCAGTACTAAACACAGAGAACAAAAAACACCATACGCAAGCAAATGCGTTTTTGGATGAAGGCCTAGGCTTTCAAAGATACGATATATTAAAATATAAACAATTTGATAAACTAACAGAAAAGCAATTGGGTTTTTTCTGGCAACCACAAGAAGTAGATGTAAGTAAAGACAGTAGTGATTTTAAGAAACTTACTGAGCATGAACAGCATATCTTTACAAGTAACTTAAAGCGTCAGATCTTGTTGGATAGTGTACAAGGACGTAGCCCTAACTTGGCATTGTTGCCAATTACTACGCTTCCAGAACTGGAAACATGGATTGAAACTTGGGCGTTTAGCGAAACAATTCACTCACGTAGTTACACTCATATTATTCGTAATATCTACTCAAATCCAAGCATAGTATTTGACAGCCTTTTGGATAACAAAGAGATTGTGGAATGTGCTGATGACATTTCAAAGTATTATGATGATCTTATCGAATATCAACAGTGGTATCAATTGTTGGGCGAAGGCACACACACTGTTAATGGTAAAAAGATTACTGTTGACAAGCGTGAACTTAAAAAGAAAATCTGGATGTGTTTAAACAGTGTAAACGTATTAGAAGGTATTCGCTTCTATGTAAGTTTTGCTTGCTCTTGGGCATTTGCAGAACTCAAGAAGATGGAAGGTAATGCTAAAATTATTAAATTTATTGCACGTGACGAAAACATACACCTTGCATCAACACAATATCTTCTTACCAAAGTTCTTGTTAAAGAAGATCCTGAATTTGCGGAAATTGCAAAAGAGTGCGAATCAGACATTATTCAAATGTTTGTAGATGCAGTAGAACAGGAAAAGCAATGGGCACAATACCTATTCAAGGACGGGTCAATGATTGGCCTGAACGCTGAACTATTAAATAACTATATTGAATGGATCTGTTGTAAGCGTATGACAGCGTTGGGACTAAAATGCCCGTACACTACCACACAAGCCAACCCACTACCGTGGACGCAGAAATGGATTAGCGGTGCAGAAGTTCAAGTAGCACCACAAGAAACAGAAATTAGTTCATATATACTGGGCGGCGTTAAAAAAGATGTCAGTGAAGACACATTTAAAGGATTTAGTTTATGATTGAAATTTATGGTAAACCAGCATGTCCGCATTGTGATCAAGCAAAGCGGCTTTGCGAACAACGTGAGTTAAAATACAAGTATTTTCAACTCGACACAGACTTTACTCGTGAGGAAGTATTAGAGATGTTCCCCGGAGCACGTACCTTCCCACAGATTAAAGTCAATGGAACATCAATAGGCGGTAAGGATCAATTAGGTACTTACTTAGAAGAAACCAATTACAACGGAACCGGATACACATTATGATTATTGAAACACCATACAAAACAGGTGATGTAGTAAGTATTAAACTCAGCAGTGGCGAGGAAATGATTGCACGTTTAGATGCGGAAGATTCATCACACGCTACAGTAACTAAACCATTAATGCTTATGGCAACTGAGCAAGGTATGGGCCTAGCACCATTCATGTTTACTGTTAGCCCAGATGCTAAGATTAAGCTAAAACTAAATAGTATTGTATGTATTGTCAAGTCTGCTAAAGACACCACTGATACGTACACACAACAGACAACAGGAATTGTAACAGTATAATGAGCGGTGTGCATAGAAATGGCGATCAAAGAAGTTGTGGAGCAAGTAACATTGTTTCGGGACAAGCTACTGTCTATGCAAACACTAAATTAGTCAGTGTTGACAATGATCCAAACTCACATGGCGGCGGTACATTGAACGCCGCTAATCCCAATGTTCGTATTAATGGTAAGTTAGTGGTAATACAAGGCAACAGTGCCTCGCCAGATGGGAAGTGTCCTATCCCTGGAGGATCGCATTGTGCGCCCAGTGCTGTTGGTTGTAGTGGTGATGTGAAGGTAGGCGGGTAATGACTGACTTTACAAGCGGTTTATCTTCAGCTAATGATTATTTAAATCGCACAGTAAGTATTCCAAATTCTATTGATATTGGGCCAGCAGGAGCAATTATAAAAGGCGAAACTAGTTTTAGTTTGCGAGAACTAATTTGTAGTTTATTGGCAGGTAATGGTATTAAACTACCTAACTTGCAAATTTGTCTTAAAGCTAACATTGCAGGGCTTTTGGCTGAGATTGGTATTAATATTAATGGAGCATTAGCTAAACTACAAGGCGCTCTCAATAAAGCACAGGCTGCACTTGACTCGTTCATTGCGCACACCAATATTGAAAATATTATTGGAAGGTTGAATGATGCAATAGCTGAATTTGCCGCAATTGCCAATATGATTAATTTTTGTGGAACACCAATTATGCCAAGAGCAATCCCCAATGTACTTGGTGATTTATTTGGTAGCTTTACTGGCGCAGGACAAAATGTATTAGACCAACTGGGAACAATCGCAAACAGTGATATCGGAGGCTGTATTAGCCTCCCAGGTGCTGGCGGATCTGCAGGTGCTTCATTTAGTGCTGGTATATTTACTGGAGGAACTCTGGGAGACATTGCCGATCTAATGAGACAGCCTGATGGCTCATTTAGTATTCAGGAACTAGTTAATGCGCCCCAAAGTGTGCTTGATGGATTTGCTTCACATATAGATGCCTTTGCTGATGATATGCAAAACCTTATAGAGTTTGAAAATAACTTTAAGGGAACCGAACCTGATAGCACAACTGGTGAAACTGGCAACGGCGGGAGTGTGTTCAGTCCAGTGGATAGAATACACACTGGTGTTGGTGTTGCTATTGATCCATCAACAATGACACTGGCGCAAGCACAGAGACTGGGCGCTGGATTACAAGCAGCATTTAATCAATTGGAGCCATATGAAGTTGACGCATCTGGCAAAAGCATATTTGATTATATACTAGAACCAGAGCTAATTTCAAAGCTACGCAATCAAACTGATCCAGAAATACAAGGCGTGACACGTGTAGCAACATATGACTACTGTGGGAGAGTAACTGGTTATACTGATGTTCCAGATGCAGCGACTTCAGCAGTAAGTGCTGGTTCTCCAGTAGAGCCATCTGCACAGCCAGCGGCAACAGCTATAGCAACCACAGGCACAGTAGTTAATACACCATCTAACGCCACAACGAATTTAACCAATCCTAACCCTATTGCGCAAGAAGACATCCCATCTAGTCCAATCGGCAAAGCTGGTGACAAAAAAGGTGCAATTGCCACTGATGGTGAGCATATGTATATTGCGACAGCAGACTATGACGGCGTGACCAATATTTGGAAACGTGCTAGTTTAGGAACTTGGTAAGATATCTTTTAAAAAGTAACATCTTTTACTTGACATCTAGAACGGTTATGTTATATTAAGAACATAAGATGTAAACAAACAACAATGGTAGAAACATGAGAGCTCAACTTTATCCTGATGGTATAAAACGCATTAATGCGAAAATTGAAATACCAATGACTCACGGCGATGTATCCGAATATATTATAAGTGCAATCGCTCAACGACAAGTCACCTTAGATCAAGTACAAGAACTAAACAAGCGTGAACTTTTGCGTGTAGCCAAGGGTGAAATTCGAACACAAGGCGTTGATGCCCCCAGAGGCAATATATCTCAAGTGGATCGAGATACCCAGGTAATTGTCAATAATTATGTAAAGAGAATGTTTCCAGAGTTGCTATGATAAATGATATATCAGATGAATGGTTTATGCACAGTGTGCAACTAGTCATGTCTGATATAGATAGGGAACTCGGAATAGATATAGTAAGGAAGTTAGAAGATGAAAAAGTTTTTGATAGCGATGACAGCAGTGGCGATGACCACATCTATCGTCAATGCTGAAAGTTATGACAACACTACTACTGTTCGTGGAACAGTATTGAGCAGCGTGCCTCATTATCATAACAAAACGGTTAAAGTACCATCTACAAAATGTACTATTAAAGATATACCTATCTACTCTAAAAATAAAGGGAGTGCTGGTGAAGGCGCCCTAGCTGGTATGATTATTGGCGGCATCCTCGGTAAAGCAATTGGTGGAAACGACGGCGGCGCAGCAGCCGGCGCAATATTAGGTGGTGTTATTGGTGCAGATAAATCAGGCGCAAAACCCGGACGTGAAATTGTTGGCTACCGCCAGGAAGAAAGTTGTCGCACAGTCCACGTAAACGAGACACGAAGTGTAGCAAGCGGCTGGACCACAACTGTAGAATATGGTGGTGCCACAATTACACAAAAAACTACTCGTAGATTTTATGAGGGTCAAACGGTAATTATTAATCTATCTGCATCTATACAAGAATAATAATTATCTACGTAGATAAAAAGGATAAATAAAACGTAGGAAAAATAAAAAAGGTGTTGACAACGACATCATTATACGTTATATTGAATACATAAGTTGATGCAAAGACATTAACACGTTATTTGACAATTGAATAAGAATAAACTACTTACTAGATACGTCCGTGTAGAGGCGTTGATCAGCTAAAAACTCTAAAACTGTTAGGCTTAGATGTCAAGTTTTACTAGTTTCAGTCGAACTAGAGCGGCAATGTCAATAAGGCCGTGCGGAGAGATTGGAGATACTGAGGGCGCATCTAGTAAGTAGTTTAATGCCCCTATAGCTCAGCTGGTAGAGCAACTGATTTGTAATCAGTAGGTCCGCGGTTCGAGTCCGTGTGGGGGCACCACGTGCGAGTATGGTGGAATTGGTAGACACGCTAGATTTAGGTTCTAGTGCAGCAATGCGTGGAGGTTCAAGTCCTCTTACTCGTACCAAGTTAAAGGGTTTTGTTCCCCTTGTTAAACAATTGAGCAAATGGTGCCCAGGATGACCTGAGTAGGTCCCAAAACTGCTCGGTGTTTAAAGGACACGTTAGTTTGCCACTAACTAGTATGGGTTACCAAGTCCCATATGATGAAGTGAGTTCGCAGTCACAACAAAAGGGTCGATGCAAGTATGCCGGCAGGTGTTTGTCGTTAGTGCGAAGCGTGGAGCGAAAGCGTTGAACTGTTAGCATATACACACTAATATCATAAATAGATATATAGTAATTAGGAAGCTCGTACCAATATGGTAATATTTAAAATGGACAGTGTCGAGCCACACACGTTAGGAAAGACATAGAAGAGTAAATTTTAATTGGGGCGTTAGCTCAGATGGGAGAGCACCTGCTTTGCAAGCAGGGGGTCATCGGTTCGATCCCGATACGCTCCACCAATTATAATAAGGGTTGCTACTTAATAAGCACGCCAATACCTACGGTTAGGTATCAGGACTGTAAAGAGTTTCATTCCTCTTTTGAAATAATTGAATGAATGATGCCGGCAAACCCGTGCCGTCTTATGAGAGCAGACGTTAAACGCTCTCATTTTAATCACAGAAAGATATGATATGAGAGAGACTCTAATCCAAGCTGCAATTGCGCATGCCCAAGGACATATTGCTAAACACAAAGCAAATGTTGAGGTGTACTTAGCTAACCCTGTGGGTATTGGAGAACATTCCGATATCCTGGAAGCAATTGAAGTAGAATTAAAAGTCATCGCAGAGTATGATGATCAAATAGAAGTATTAACTAAATACTTTACTAGGTAAAATATTCCTTGTTAGCTCAGTTGGTAGAGCAACTGACTGTTAATCAGTAGGTCGTTGGTTCGAGCCCAACACAAGGAGCCAATACAGGAGAGGTGGCAGAGTGGTCGAATGCGGCGGTCTTGAAAACCGTTGAACTGCGAGGTTCCCAGGGTTCGAATCCCTGTCTCTCCGCCATAATAGGGTGATTAGCTCAGTTGGTAGAGCGCCTGCTTTACACGCAGGATGTCAGGAGTTCAAGTCTCTTATTACCCACCACGATGCGGGTGTAGCTCAGTGGTAGAGCATCTCGTTGCCAACGAGAATGTCGAGAGTTCGAATCTCTTCACCCGCTCCATACAAAAGGACTAAAAAATGAAAGTAGCAGTGTACAATTCAGTAAATGGAAGCGCACCTGCTATAGCCTGGTGGCTAGCATCAGATAGTAGATTTGGTCCCCAGTTATATGAATTCGAATCGAGACAATCAGATAATGATAAAAACATTGGTGGAATTATAATTGAAGACAGGGGTAACAGTATTGTATCCAAAAGAGTTTACGACTTGCATCAAGAATCTCTTCGCCGCATGGAAAATTTGGATGCCGAAGATCAAATAAGTGATTGCGTTTCACCATTTAATGAAATTGAAAACGATTATAATATATGCGTGTGGAGTAATTATTTTGGATGCCTTAAAGATACCTCCACCGCAATAAATGTTGAAAAAACTATTATTAACAATACTTCAGCACAAGAGTTTCAGTTTTTTTATATTAGCCAGTACGCCTTTAACCCTATATCACACCAGCATGTAGATAGTCACACAAATTTGTGGTGGCAAGATCATATGCTTATGGATGGATCAAACATTGGTGAATGGAAAAAGGTATGGTATGATCAGTATCACGACTACATGCACAAGCAAATTGATTCTGGTCTTTTGAAGTATATGTGGCAACTTAATTTTGCACATTGGGATTTGTATCATGCTCAATTAAATGGATCAAATGATATTACATTGGCTGACGATTCAGATAGGCTGTTTAAAAAGTTTCAAGAAGATAATGATGCAGATGATATCAATTATACTATAAAAACTTATCAAAAATTAAATAAAAGTCATATTGTTGTTGGTGATGATTGGTTCGATCGTCCAGAGTATATTCTGGATTATTTAGAAATAAGTAATAGCAATGTATTAGAAGAAAATTTAAAAATATACATTGATAAATACAATAGTAAAAAAGAACAGTTTGATCGAATATTCAAGCAATATATCTAAGGAAGCCCCAATGTTTAAGAATCTAATAACAAGTATAATGCTTGTATTAATCAGCACAGCTAGTGTTTATGCCGAAGAAAATATGCCAGATATGGTAGAATATGATTTTGAAGTCACCCGTGTGATTGACGGAGACACTGTGGCATTCAAAGCTGATTTTTTGCCTGAGCCACTAAAGCAGGAATTAAGTATTCGAGTATACGGGGTAGATACTCCAGAAAAGTCCTGGCGCGGCAAATGTGATGCTGAAAAAATATTAGGTGCAGCAGCAAGTCAGTTTACACAAGATGCAATTGATAGTGCTACCACTATCAAAGTTGCAATTTACAATTGGGACAAATATGGCGGCAGAGTATTAGGTGATATTATTATTGATGGCGTGAGTTTACGCCTTTTACTAATTGAAAATAACTTTGCCCGTGAATATTATGGTGATAAAAAAGAATCTTGGTGTGACTGAAATAACTAAACATAGCTTTGATTTTGCAATAACTACTCATTGTCAAGCCAGATGTCGATCCTGTGCTAGGACAAACGAAGACACGGGCCAGAAAGAATCTTGGGTTCAGTTACAGCATATGGACCTGGACGTATTCAAAAAGAGACTTGAAAACACGTCATTAAAAATTAATGAAATTGTTTTTTGTGGAGAGCTTGGGGATCCAATGATGCATCCACAAATTGAAGACTTTATTGATGTTGCTATGCAATATTCCGATAACGTTTGTATCAATACTAATGGTGGATTAAGAAATCCTGAATGGTATAATAAACTATCACAAAAATATCCTAGGAAGCTCTATATACATTTTGCTGTTGACGGCACTGATCACGACACTAACTGGATGTATCGTGAAGGCGTTGATTGGCAACGTGCAATGGATAACATGACGGCATGGTTTGCAAATCAAGGACACGGATCTTGGCAATTTATTATATTTGAATGGAATTGGCATCAAGTCTCTGATGCTATTAAAATGGCACAACAAATAAACGCAAGGCTCTGGCTTAAATTGAATAATCGATCATATGGATTGATATCAGAGAATAATTTAAAATACGTTTACGAGTTATTACAGGATACTGGTTATGAAGTGCAAGATTGATTGTATGGCTATTAACGGCTCTACCAGAGATTGGGAAGTTACCAGTGATGGTAGACTTTGGCCTTGTTGTTATTTTGCCAATGCTTGGGATAAGAGATTCGCTAATGAGGCAAATGAACCACCTCGCTTACTAAATGATGAAAAATATATCGCAGCACACGATCAAGATCCGAATTGGAATAATTTGGATAACTATACACTAGACGAAATTGTTAACCACGAGTTTTATAACGATTATATATGGTATCCTGGTTGGGAAAGTGACAATCCATCAGCTATATGTGTTAAAGAGTGCAGTGTGGAAATTGATCAATTAACTGGACAAGAACATGCACGTTCAACAAATGATATAAGTGCATTAATTAAAAAAGATAAATAATTTTGTTGACACAATAAAGACAATGTGTTACGTTAGTTTATAAATTGTTTAAAAGCGGTTGTAGCTCAGTTGGTTAGAGTACCGGCCTGTCACGCCGGGGGTCGCGGGTTCGAGTCCCGTCAACCGCGCCATTTTTATAGTACGCTCCCTTCGTCTATCGGTTAGGACGCCAGGTTTTCAACCTGGAAAGAGGGGTTCGATTCCCCTAGGGAGTACCATAAATCATAATGGTAATGGAACGTAGCATAATGGTAATGCATCGCTTTTTGGTAGCGCAGAGTATAGGTTCGAGTCCTATCGTTCCAGCCATTATAGAGACATAGCTCAGTTGGTTAGAGCATTCGCCTGATAAGCGAAAGGTCGGTGGTTCGAGTCCACTTGTCTCTACCATATAAAAGATAAATATTTTTAAGAAAACACTTGACATTCGGTACAACATGTACTATATTAAGTGTATAACAAAGAGAGATAATAACATGTCAAATACTACAACATATATTACTTGTTGGCCGCCAAGAGATTGGGGAATGTTTTGACGTGACTTTTTAACAAAAGTTATTTTAAGCAAGCCCCTAGTGTTAATTCATTAGGGGCTTTTTTATAAGCACACTATGTCCCACTGCAATGGGAAGTTTTGCAGAACATAGATCCCGAAAGGATTGAGGTTAGTGTGTTTTTAAAAAATGAGGGTGTAGTGAAATGGTATCACGCTGGTCTCCAAAACCAGAAGCAGGAGTTCGATTCTCCTCACCTTTGCCAAGTTTACTCGGTGTAGCTTAGTATGGTAAAGCGCCTGGTTTGGGACCAGGAGACCGTAGGTTCGAATCCTACCACCGAGACCAAAATATATTTTGTAACATAATTAACACACATATATAATTAATTCCTGAATAACTTGCAAAATTTTAATTATAGCTTATATTAGTGATAAGTATTATAGTATTAAATAATACCGCACCGGCGTTGATTTGCGCCGGTTTTCATTATTAATAAGGATTTACAAAAATGAAAAATATTTTCGCAGCTACAGTTGTAGCGACACTTTTGGCTGGCACAGCACAAGCTGAAACACAATTGGGTAATGGTTTCTCACTAGAAACAGAAGTAAAAGCAGAACGTAAAGTAGATGCTGATACATCAATTATCACAATCAACCCAGAGCTAACATTTGTGGTACCACAGGTTGACGGCCTAGAGCTAACAACAGGCACTAAATTGTCAGTATGGGATAACACAAATGATTTTACAATGGATGACGAATTCGATCATCTTCCAGTACTAGAGTTTGGTGGTTCATATGCACTACGTGACGATCTTACAATCGAAGCAGTGACATCATATGACTTAGAAGCAGAAGAACGTGGTGAGATTACACTTACAGCATCATTCGCATTCTAATCTAACAATAACATTGTTATTATTAAAGGGGAGCTTAATGCTCCCTTTTTTTATTTAATACTTGACAACTCTGAATACATATGTTATAAATAGTATTGTAACGTTGAAGCAATTTGACGACTGAACTGGACCTGGGGGCGGTACCCAGCGACTCCACCATAAACACATTAGGGAATAATGACTAAGATAACAAAAGAAAATACACCTAACAAATACGTAAGATGGTTTTGTTGGTTCCTACAATTTAGATATGTGTGGGATATCACTACACTTCTAGAAAAGTATTTGCCTATGGAAAAGGTGTACAGATTTTTAGGCTTTTGGTTATTTTGGCTACTGTGGTTTTGTATGATACTAATCGTATTATATAATATTACAGGAAGTATGGATTTCCTACTTTGGTTTGAATAGTGTGTTTATGATGGGGTCGAAATAGGATCGACAGGCAGGATAGAAGAGTGGAGTTACCGGGATGTAAGCGCCGTTACCGCGAACAAACTTTTTAATTGCAAACGCAAATAAAGCGCCAGAAATGGCATTAGCGGCTTAATTTAAGCACGTGGGGGTTGGCGACTGACCTAGCAACAGAATAGTCGCACATTACAAAGTGTTATTCTCTATTAACAAGTCATCATATGCTTGACAAACGAGGTCATATTTGTTTGGACTCCAGTTGTCATGAACAATCATATGTATGCGATCCTGATTGCTTCCGTTGTATACGCAGTGCTTTCTCCCAACATCAATCCCTCTAACATCTCCTGGTTTCCAAGGAATAATATTTGCATCTTCCATTGCAAATTCACATCCTTCTGGATTGCTGAGAGCGATATTAAATGCACTAATTTCTCGACGATCTAAATCTTGATGTGGTGTAATCCAACCTCCAGGACGCAGCATCATAAATCTAACACGTTGCATATTGCCTGAATTAGGCCACACATCTTTGAACCACTCAGTTGTTATAGGACAATATTTTGTTAATTCAGTCCAATTATATTCTTGTGGCGCATCTGGATATTGTTTTATGTTGTCGGTATAATGTATTCCTTGGCCATGCAATGTCATACTCTCCCAGCCAGGATGATTATTTCCACGATGCTTTACGAAGTATTCGTTTGCATTTTCTGCTTCTGCTAGTATTTCTCGGTGTGGTATATCAATGCTCAAACGTAAACTGGGACAATTACTGTGTTTCATGATCCATTTAAAATATAACTGTCGTGTTTGTCTTATTTCTTTCCAATAACTATACGCTTCTGGCGGCGACTCAATATATGCGTAGTGTTTATGTTGCTTGCATTCTTGTATGAAATCTAAAACTTTTGCTAGTCTATCTTCTTGTACCATGGTAAAATCTCCATTATCTTTCTATGATGATCATTAAACAGTATTCTCTGAATAACTTTTAGACCTTCAACAGTAGCTTGTTTTCTCGTTACATAATTTTTTAGTTTCCAAAACAAATGCCATCTTATATTATAGTTGTAAAACAATGAAGTTGGCAAATAATGGAAAATATTACTGGTATGCACTACTACTATATTATCAGGTTGGAAAAAACTATCAATGCGTTTTGTGAATTGGTCAACATCTAAAATACTTTGTTTAATGAACTGTTTATTGATATGCGGCCAAACTTCATTATACCACTCTTCAAAACCTGGAATTTCGTCCATCCATTTACTTTGCTTTTCCACTCTTTCAAATGCTATCATACGACCACGAATTGCTGAAGAGTTTTTTCTATATTCTTCTAGCCAACTATGGTAATCTCTGCCATCCCATGTAGCAAACATATCTTGCATAATATTTAATGCAAGCTCACTAACATCTACTACTACTAAGTTTCCTCCAGATTTCATGTTATAAGCAAACGCATGTAGAATTGGCGATGGTCCACCTGCGGTACATATTACTGTATCTGCAACAATGTTTCCACTAACATGAATGTCTTCGGTATTTGAGCAAAAAAACTTTGATGTATCTAACAATCTAAGAACTTCATTAATGTTTCCTGCATATGCTTCTTCGACTTCGGGATAAAGATATTTTTTACTGTCGCGCATATACTTTTGCCATACCCCTACTTTTTTGCCACTATCTAATGCAAGAGATATAATGTTCCAGCCATACTCTTTGGAGGTATATGTTCTTTTTGTTGATCCATTTTTAATCCATTTAGGAGTGTAATCGTCATGCCAATTGTCATTGCTTCTTTCGGGAATAGTAGCTTCCCACTCAGTGTTGTGTCTACGAATACCAAACATTGGTTTTCCAACACTTTCCCACCATTTAATATCTATTAGGAAGAATTGCGGGTGTATCTCATAATAGCTATCTCCCCTGTCTAAGATGTGACCAATTAAAACTTCATCATCATAAAACCTTTCAAAAAAGTTAATGAGAGTGTCTAGGAAAGATGTAGTGATATTACCGACCTTTAATGCAACTAGATGTGATTTTCCTAATTCGCTTGTTTGAGCCATCAAGTCTTCTGGATTTTCTCCGTATATTACTGTTAGTCCTCCTAGGAAAAATTCCTGAGTATAAAATTCAGTTAGGTTTTTCAAGTATCCGTCAGCTATTTGGTCTTTGATACGATTGTTGGCAAGAATTCCTACTACCAAGTTATGTTTAATGAATTCAGATGGGGTTTCAGTACCTATAAATTTTTCCATGAATTTTTCTCCTAGTATAAATAAGTATGTATATAAAGCTATTTATCATTATGACAAGAACAGTATCAGAAAAAAGAGAAATATTATCCAGACTTGAACCGACTGTGGTTCATGAAAATGTAGTAAGTGAACGCTTGCTGGAAAGGCTAATTCACGCCTTCCAGAATAGTGAAAAGAATTACAAGAATACTGGACCAGTAACAGTGGATTTTTGGCCAGAGAGAACTGACGTATTACCTGGTTGGTGGGTTGATGTTGATCGTCTTATTACTGACCTTATAGGGCCACATGGGACATTTGCTGGTAATTTTTATGAAGTCAGAAAGCCACATATATTGCACAATGATGATAATAAGCGACTATGGCCTAGATTACACAAAACAGTTGTAATACCTCTAGATATTATAGAGCCCACACAATTTGGAGTTTTTGATCAGTGTTACCTTAATGGTCCTGTAAAAATACGCAGACCTGGTCACCAATCTCCCAGTGTATATTACAATCAAGACTTGACAGATAACAGTTTGTTAAAGTATAATACTGGTAAGGAATTTTGTCGAGAGACGCACACTGAATATTTTTCACACCAGCATTATGATGCATTTCATGGATTGAGTGTGGAAAATATTGTTACCTGGAAGCCAGGCGATATTATTGTATTTGATACAGCAAGAATACACTGCGGCGCCAATTTTAATAAAAACGGTATTAGTAAAAAATTAGGACTTAGTGTTTTTACATATTTAAAATGACATATATAGAAAATTGCAAAAAACATCAACGGACCATTGTTGACAATTATGAGCCTGCTAGGCTGGTCAACAATATGTTTACCCCTGACGAAATTGAACAATTAAGTTTGTTACAATTTCAGTTAGCTGATCGTCTAAAGTGGGCACCTAGCAGCAACAATATGCAACCAGTATGTGATGTCAACAAACTTTTTGAACACATGCCAGTCCTAAAAGAAAAGTTTCAGAAAGAAATAGGTGAATTTAGCGACAATCACAGCGGAAACTTTTACATAACCACACAGTTACATGATGCTCATGTTGACTTATTGAGTGAGCGTGAATGCAACGAGGAGTGGACTAACAATATCATACCATACAAGAGCTGTGTGATACCACTTATGATTACCAATTGGAGTGACGCACAAACTGCCTTTTTTGATCAGAGACACATTGGTTACAGTGTTACTTTGGACAGATTGCATAAAAGTGAGCAAGGCAACAGCGACTATACTGTTGCAAGAGAATATCCTGAATGTACTACTATTGATGGTAAAATAGCAGACATGCAGAAAGAATATAAAAGAGAAACTGAGTTTTTATTTCCACAAATACCTTCTGGTAATTTAAGAGGCTTGAGCATAGAAAAAGTTTTTACATACACGCCTGGTGATGTGATGCTTTTTGATGCTTGTCAGATACATGCCAGTTGCACACGCAGAAGCAAGCCAAATTATCGTTGGCTAAAGAGTGGGATAAACATACAATTCTATAAGGAAGTATAATGAACGAAGAAACAGTATTAGAGATTAAACATTTCACAGATGATTTGTTTTGGTTTAAAACCACAAAAGGCCCAGAGTGGGAAAAGAAAAACTTCCAGCCTGGCGAGTTTACTATGATTGGTATACCGGATGCGGATGTAACACGTGCATACTCAATTGCTAATTCTCCAGATGACGAATTCTTAGAGTTCTTTAGTATCAAAGTACAAGACGGTCCACTAACAAGTAAACTACAACACATTAAAGTTGGAGATATTGTAGAAGTGAGTCATCGTGCTATCGGTACATTGTTGCTTCGTAATCTTGATCCAGAGCCATGTATTAATGAAAATGGTAGACTTTGGATGGTTAGCACAGGTACAGGACTAGCACCTTTCTTAAGTCTAGCAAGACATCCAGAGGTATATGAATATTATGAAGAAGTTATCGTTACTCACACTTGTCGTACTAACGATGAGCTCGTGTTCCGGGAAGAAATTGAAGCACACGGAGCTCGAGTGTATCAAACCGTCACTAGAGAAGAACCTGGAGAGGGTAGATTCACTGGAAGAATTACGGACAACATCGCCGACGGTAGCGTGTTCCGTGACCTGGGAATTGACCAAGAATTCTTCGACAAAAGCAGAGACAGAATAATGATTTGTGGCGGGCCTGCCTTTAACAATGAAATTCGTGACATGCTAGAAGCTGCTGGTTGGGAACATGGTACAATGAGATCACCCGGTCATTTTGTTCAAGAGCGAGCTTTTGTGGAAACTATCTGATAATAAATAACCACAAGCGGGTTGGCATTAATTGGCCCGGGTCTTGAACCCCCGAGAGGAATAGCGTCAGCGGACAGCACAACCTGCTTCTTTTAAAAATGGAGTTTAAAATGAGTTTAATAGGACACAATAGTGGTGGCGATGAATTAAAGTCTCCCAGGCTAATAATTGACATTACCGACATATATGATCAGAGATCCCGGAAAAGAAAAGAACTTGAGTTTTATACAACTGAATTACAAAAGCTAATGGATAAGATGGGAATGTTACAACACGAAATTGGCGTAACAGAAACAATTATTAGATTAATTGAAAATGAACAAATAATGGATATTGAAGAAGCCATAAAAGAGAAAAGAAAATCAATCGAATGACACATCCAAATTTAGACGAAAATAATGTATGGCGAATGAGCGAGCCGCTGAAGATTTATGTTTTTAAAGACGAAAGCACGGTAAAAATCAGTTTCCGTGTTACTGACTATGTAAACTTTAGTCGTCAAATGTCAATTGAACAATTTCAACATATTGCTGACAATTGGGAACATGGTCCTGATGGCGAAGGCGTACAAGGTTTACACACACGTGATGGCAAGTATTGGATTTATCGTAGCAGAAGCGGTCCTCGCCCAGAACGTGTTTCAGCTGACTTTGTAGTAGTAAACATTGGAGGTTGGAGTTTGCGATACTCTACAGATTATTGGCGTAGTATTATGGCAGAATTCCAACGTCAGTTAACGGAAAAAAATCATTGGGATTAACTAAATACATATATGAAAGCAATCTTTAGCATACATGGAGTGAATATACTTTTGGCACTAATCACAGTTGCCATGATTACATTTATCACGATTATGTTTCACACCTTTATGAAACTACAATATGCAAGTCCATTGGAAAACTTTACCGGTTATGTTGTGACTCCAGTAGATCTCGCCACCGACACTGTGTTAGAAACTTCAGGAACACTTGATAGACCAGTAATGTGTAACTTGATAGATTTCAAAGTGTATCTTACCAATACAGAAAATGGCGATATGATCGTATTAACTCCACGGCATTTGGTAAAGGCGCCCTCTGCCAGCATGTATCCTGGCAAAAATATACCAGTAAACTTTTCACTAAGAATTCCAGAAACTCTCACTGTTGGATTATGGTCTCCCACATTCAGTGGAAAGTATGTGTGCAAGCACGGCATCTTTACAGACATCAAATCACAGGATATAATTACTCCCACATTTGAAGTAATTGACAGCAGAAATAAAATTTAAATTATTTTATAACCTATTGTAATCATTAATAACCTTTGTTCACTTTTCTCTTGACATCAAGACGTCTTGGTGTTATATTATATGTATAAGTTAAGCAAAACAAAGGACGCACAAAATGGCATACGTATCCCAAGCAGATAAAAAAGAACTTGCTCCAGCTATCAAAGCCGTGCTTAAAAAGTACAACATGAAAGCTACTATTGCTATTCGCAACCACAGCACCTTGGTTGTTAAAGTTAAGAGCGGTGTTATTGACTTTGATATCCGTGACGGTTACGAAGATGTAAACGTATACTGGATCGACACACACTACAATGGTGTAGCACGTGACTTCCTTAACGAACTGCTGGACGCTATGAAAGGTCCCAAGTACTTCAACAATGATGACGCAATGTCTGATTACTTTCATCGTTCGCACTACACGGACATTGAAATTGGACAGTACAACCGAGCTTATGTTTGTGCAGCAAACGAACTGGAAGCAGCGTAATGTATTATATCTATGAACGTTCAAGCACTTTTATCATGGGTAAAATGAATCAGCGTACAGGCTTAGTACGTCCAGATGCTACTAAGTCTTACAAGACAATGCCAGCAGCTAAAACTGCACTAACTAAAATGAGCAAGCGATATAGAGCAGACTTGCTTGAAACTGTAAATGATCCTGTGTACCGTTACGGTATTGCTGAATCTAACTACTTTCATTCGACAATAGAAGTATAATCAGGAGACTACAATGTCTAAATTTGAAAATGAAAATGCAAAGTGGAACATGGTAGAGTGTGAAGCTGAACGCATCTATGCTCAACCAACACAAGGTGAGCAATCTATTATGATTCAACTTGACATGAAAGCATGGGCAATTAAAGTTGGAATGTGGGAATCAGCTGAATATAAAGATATTGTTGATGCACATGCCAAGGCACGTGGGTGGACTCAAACCGGCTTCACTGGTATGGAAGTAAGGTGAAGGATATTTACAATGTCCAAGAAAGTGAAACGTCCCCAAGCGCCCAAGCAACGTAATTGGTTGGCACAGCAGGTAAGAGATCCCGGCGGTCCGTTTCGAGAAAAATCTATTAAGTCTGCAAATGAATACAAGCGTAGGCCCAAGCATGTTAAAAAAGGATTTACTGATGAATCTTGATAACCATGCTGCATCTCTTTTTAGAAAAAATATAAATATGATGGTCCCATGGTACCTCATGGCGTCATATGCCTATTATAAAGAAGATGATGCTATATTAAGTGATGGATTCTTTGATGAGATGGGAAAAACGATGCTAGCTGTATGGGATGATATTGAACATTTTCATAAGCATTATATCAGTAAAGATGATTTAAGCGCAGGAACATATCTCGGTGAATATCCCGGACGGGTTGGAGGCAGTTTACAAAGTGTAAGAAAAGAATTCTTTACGAAAGCTGGAAAGGTAAAAGCAAAGTATGCAAAACAATATGAATGAAAAAGTATTTCAAAATGAAGAATTGAGGTCAATGCAGGAAACTGGAGAGTGGCCTATTGTGGATAGTCAACTATTGGCAACCAAGTATAAAGATCGGTTTGCGATGGCTGAACGTCTAATGAAGAAGATGAATACAGATGTATTTTTTGAAATCAATAATATTGAGAATGATGAATCTCCAGTAGTTGAGAATTGGAAGGATGAAAACATTCCTGATAAAAGTTTTTCTCACTGGCATCAGGGACCTGTGTACGGTTATGATATAGACACGATGGTGGGACCAACTGACTGGCATGGTGATATTGGCGATGCTGATGACTATGTCCAGCGCCGCAAAGTGTATATCTTTGATTGGACTGCGGACAAGTTAAATGAAACGGCACCTGAAGAATTGCAGTATTTTGTAAACATGCATACGGATTTTAAACCAATTCTTGAATATTATACCGACGAATGCTATAGTGAACAAAAGCCCGATTGGGGACGTGTATTGCATAAACTAATGATTATTGAGTACAGTACTCCTACAGCCAATGATGCAAATAGATCAGAACACAGAGCTCACAATACTGAACGTTTTGGTGACGAGCATTGTGACGAGACATTGGCTGGTTTACATCTAGGAGAAAATTATGTGGAGTTTCATGCAAAAAATACAAAAACTGAGAAATGGGAAACAATGGATGGTTTGGAAAACAACCAGATGCTGTGGATGTTCGGCGAGCATGCAGAACGAAGCGGCTGGAAAGTTACTACACATGGCATGACACACAACCCAGATCCAAATTTAGATACCCGTTACAGTATTATCTTTGATTTACAAGCTAGGTACAATACAAAAAAAATATATTGACATAAACACAGTCATACTATAAATTATATAGTATACAATCTAAAAAGGAAAACAAACATGCTAGTACCTATGGTGGTAGAACAAACAGGACGTGGTGAACGTTCATACGACATTTACAGCCGTCTACTCAAAGACCGTATTGTAATGCTCAACGGCGAAGTAAACGATAACAGTGCAAACTTAGTAGTAGCACAAATGCTTTTCCTAGAATCACAAAACAGTGAAGAAGATATCAACTTCTATATTAACAGCCCAGGCGGTAGTGTAACAAGCGGCCTTGCGATTTACGATACAATGCAGTTTATCAATGCACCAGTATCAACAATTGTAATGGGACAAGCATGCAGTATGGGCAGCTTCTTGGCAATGGCAGGTGAACCCGGCAAGCGTCTTGTATTGCCCAACAGTCGTACAATGATTCACCGTGTTAGCTCAGGTACACGTGGTACAAGCGGCAGTGTACATGTACAAGAACTTGAGATGGAAGACGCAATCCGCAGCTTTGAAGAAAGCAAAAAACTAAATCGTCAGCTTACTGAAACATATGTCAAGCACAATACAGCGGGCAAGACATATGAAGATATGTTTGAGACAATGAAGTTTGATACATTCCTATCAGCATCAGAAGCAGTTGAATGGGGCTTGGCAGACAAGGTTATCGTTAAAAAATAATTAAATATGCATAAATAGATGTATAGTAGGGGAGCTTCTGCTCCCCTTTATCATCTAAGGAAGCATAAAATGAAAATTGATGAATTCGTAACAGAAGCAGAACAACGTTTAGATCCATCATGTTGGAAGGGCTACCGTAAGGATGGCACCAAAATGAAAGGTGGCAAGCGTGTTAATAATTGTGTTAAAGTAAGTGAAACAGAATACACTTATGAATGTGACGAAGAATTTTTTGAAGATTATGGTTACTTGGGTTATAGCCTGTGCGAAAGTGAACTTTTTGAAGCGGAATATCAAGGACGTACTGTTAAACTAAACAAGCCAATGCAAGGCGATGTAAAGAAGTTTAAAGTATATGTTAAGGACCCAAAAACAGGAAACGTTAAGAAAGTTAACTTTGGTCACGGCGGAAGCAGTGTCAAAGGCAAAGCTATGAAGATTCGAAAAAATAATCCCAAAGCACGTAAGAGTTTTAGAGCAAGACATAATTGTGACAATCCAGGACCAAAGACAAAAGCACGTTATTGGTCTTGTAGAAAATGGTAAGGAATTAAACAATGAGTGATTATCAACATCCACATAAAGATCCAAATTTAAGCGGACCAAACCGCGCAATGGAATACAACGCTGCAGGACTTCCTGCACTACGAGTTATTGGAAATAACTTTGGTTGGGGTATACAACTAGCAGACGGCGATATTGACGGCGTAAGCCATATTGAAAAGTTTGGTATGAACCTAGACGTAGACAGTGATAAAGAAACCATCTGGGACGGCGGCGGAATTTACACATACATTGAAACAGCCGAAACACTTACTGTAACAAGTGATAGCATAGAAGATGCGCCAGCTGGTTCTGGTGCTAGAATTGTAGAGATACAAGGCATGAATCAAGCAGGTGAAGTTGTTGTGGAAACAGTTGATGTTGGCACAACCACCATTGGAGCATTTAAACGTGTGTTTCGTGTTAAAATATTAACAGCAGGTTCTAGTGGTGTTAACGAAGGAACTATCAGTATTACTAGTGATGATACATCAACAGTATTAGCAATTATCGGCATTGATGGAACAGGTTCAAATGCAGCAGGACGTGGACAAACGTTTATGGCACAATATACAATTCCGGCAGGTAAGACAGGTTATATTACACAATGGACTGTTGGTGCTGGTAAACAAAATACAGATGCAATTGCAATGCTTATGACACGTGATCCAGATGCACCAGGCGACGGTAGTTGGAATGCTCGTGATATTATCACAGTAAGCGCAACAACATATGCTAAAAACTATAATATCCCAATTGTAGTAAATGAATGTGATGATATTGAAGTTCGTGCTTACAGTACTACAAATAATTCACTAGTAAGTAGTTCATTTTGTGTAATCCTAATTGACAACCCTGCATAAATATCGGCATGAAAATACATGATATACTAGAACAGCAGATTGAAGAAGGTCCCAACGATCCTCACATTTTTAAAGCAGTATTCCTAGCAGGTGGTCCTGGCAGTGGCAAAAGTTTTGTCGCCAACCGGATGCTTGCTGGTTCTGGTCTTAAAAGTGTCAATAGTGATGAAATCTACGAATATTTGATGCAAAAGCATGACATGGATATGAGTGATCCAGAAGTTATTGCTAGTCCACAAGGACAAGAGACACGAGACCGTGCCAAGTCACTTACTAAAAAGCGTGAAAATATCTACCTGGATGGACGCTTGGGTCTTATTATCGACGGCACTGGTAAAGATGTTGCCAAAGTATCCAAAGCAAACAAAGCACTCAAAGAACTTGGCTATGACACACTGATGATTTTTGTCAACACCAGCGAAGCAGTAGCACAACAACGTAACCAAGCTCGAGCAAGAAGTATACCCGCTGAGATGGTCACTAAAATGTGGCAATCTGTACAACAGAACCTTATGAAATTTCAACAACTGTTTGGCGCGGCAAATTTCCTAGTTGTTGATAATTCGGGTGGATTGGAAGATCCAGATCGCGCAGAAAACTTCCAAGAAGTAGACAAAAATCTACGTAAATTTTTGGGTACACCTCCCAAGATGCCAGCCGCCAAACGTTGGATACAGGATAATAAAAAATAAAGTAGTAATATTTGGATTGCTGATAAAGTAATAAATAATATATGGAAGATACATGTGTATCTTTTTTTAAACAAAGGTAAAGCGCATGTATACATATAAAGCAAAATTAATTAGAGTCATTGATGGTGACACAATCGATGCTGAGATTGATCTTGGATTTAGTGTTTTTGTCAAACAGCGGATCCGATTATATGGTATTGATACTCCCACTAGTAGATCTAAAAATGAAGAAGAAAAAATATTAGGCTTGGGATCAAAACAATGCTTAACTGAATTATTGACCTCTGAATTTATTGTTGAAACTATATTAAATAAACGAGGAAAGTTTGGAAGGATCTTGGGAATTATATATTCTATTGATCCTGAAACACAGGAAACGACTAATATAAATGATACATTGGTGGAGCGTGGATTTGCTAATCCATATTATTTAAAATGAGATTATACGGCTTTTGGACAATATTTGCCGCCCTGTCAATTAGTATAGTTGCAGCATATTATAGTATTATTGGGTTAGTGGCAATCTTTGCTAGTGCCATGGTGCCTATTATTATTATGGGTGTTGTGTTGGAAATAGGAAAGCTAACTTCAGCAGTGTGGTTACATTTGTATTGGAAGCAAGCAGCATTTCTCATTAAAACATATTTGACTGTAGCAGTATTAACATTAATGTTCATCACGAGCATGGGAATCTTTGGTTTCCTATCCAAAGCACATATTGAACAAACAAGTTTAGCGACTGAGGGCGTGGCTCAGATTGAACGTATTAATACTGATATCGCACGTAATGAATCAATCATTGCTAGAGCGGAACAAAAAATTATAAAAGCAGAAACCAGTACTGGTAATGAAAATGACAGTCTGCAAGAACAAATCAATACTGAACAACAGCGTATTGACAACACATACATCCGCATTCAACCTGCAATTGAAGAACAAAACCTTATTATACAAAATGCAAGATCTGATGATGCAACTCGTACTGCCCCGTATGAAGAACAACTTACTAGCATAAAAGCAGAAGTATTAAGGCTCGAGGCAACTGCCAATGAATATGAACAAAAAATTACAACACTAAATGCAGATACTTCAACAGTTGAGCCGTTACTAAACAACATCACAAGCATTGAGCAAGAAATTATCCGTGTAACCAATCAACTACAAAGCAAAGAGCGTGAACAAGTACGTGCTGGACAGGCGATTATCGGAGTAACAAGTGACGGAGCATTTGGTAACAACACACGCAGAGCATTGGTAGCTTGGGTTGATGCACAACGTGAGCGCATCACACAAATACAAACAGATGTATCTAAAATACGGGTAGATGCAACTGGACAAGTTGAAGCTGAACGTAAGCGATTAGCTAACGTGGTTGACAACATTCGCACAACACAAATACCTACACTTAAACAACGTGAAGTAACAATGCTGGGTAAGATTGAAGAAGTGCGTTCTACAGAGTCTCCTGCAATCGCAACAGCAAGAGATGAAATTGCTAGAATTAGAAATAGTGCAGATGCACAGGTATTGGCAAGCCAAGAACTAATACAGCGCCTGCGTAATAATATACAAATCGGTGCCGACAATCAAGTTGAAGACACTATTCAAGCAGAGACTGATAAAATTAAATCTGCTAATTCTGCTATTGACATTCTCATTGAACAAAAGTATACTTTAGAGGCAACTGCAAGACAACTTGAAGCAGAGGTTGGTCCAGTTAAATATATTGCTGAGTTGGTATATGGATCCGGTGCAGAAAACATGTTGGAGGAGGCAGTACGTTGGGTTATATTACTATTGGTATTTGTATTTGATCCATTAGCAATTGTTCTTGTTATTGCTGGTATCACACTTGTAGAAAACAATCCAAGCAAGCGAAAGAAAGTAATAAAAGATAAAAAGATAGAACCAGAGCCAATTGTAGAACCAGCAGTCACAGAAAAACCAGAACCACAGACTGTAGCTGAGTCAGTAGTGTTTGTTGACGACCAAGGACAGCAATACACTATTGACGAAGAAACAGGCAAGAAAAACTACCTTATTGATCAACAACAGTATGAATTAAACAACAAATCAAGAAAGCAAGCGCATAGAGAAGCAACCCTGAATCAAGTTGGAAAAACAGTAGCTAATATGAAACAAGAAGGCTTATGGCCGTCATCCAATGTACCTACTGAACGCATTGCAGTAAAAGATATTATTAATGCAGATGGAACCGGTGAAATTGAGAAAATGCTCGAAGTCGCAGATGAAGAAACTATACAACAAGTGTATCAAGCATTAACCAAAGAAATTAATATAGGTAAAAAATGAAACGAGACAACAGCAGTTACACTGTAACTAGCCCCGACTTAATGCTGACAGACAATGGCATTAGTATAATGATAATTAGTAATCAAAAAAAGTTTGTTGATGATGTAAAACTACTAATTGAAAAGTGTATTACCAGTAGTATTATATTTTATGTACAACAAACACCAACCAATGAGCAATCTCTCCCTTGGCTCTGGTATGTTAGCCGTTCAGTTGATATTATGATTGTTGATCTAGACACGTGCCAGTGGACTGATATTTTAGCTGCAACTGCAAAAGAGAACGGTTTTGTTGCATTTTACTCTCCCAAAAATAAAAAATTAGATGCAATTCGCTTGTTGAATGTTCAAGCTAAATATCCGATACTACAAAACTGGGAAGAAGTCGAACAAATGATAAAAAAAGAATTTTATGGTCCAGCTGATATCCAATAACCCCTACTGCAACTTTTGTGGAAAAGCAAATGATGAAGTAAGCCAGTTACTGCAAGGCGAATCGCCGCAGATACATATTTGTGATAAATGTGTTGGGTTGAGTCATGACATTCTAGAAAAGAAGCGGCGCCGCCATAGTCGAACTAAAATTATTAATAATATTAAACGAAATATTGGTGGAATATCTCCTCCAAAAATACACGAGCATTTAAACAAATATATAATTGGTCAGGATCATGTTAAAAAAGGCGTAAGCGTAGCAGTATATAACCATTACAAGCGGGTATTATTAAATGATGGTGATGTTGACATACAAAAAAGTAACTTGTTATTATTAGGACCCACAGGCGTAGGTAAAACTTTGATTGCCCAAACTCTAAGTAAAGTACTGGAAGTGCCGTTTGTTATTACTGATGCAACTACTATTACTGAGAGTGGATATGCCGGGGACGATGCTGAGGTACTAATCCAGCGCCTAGTTCAAGCTGCTGATTATAATATTGAAAAAGCACAAATTGGTATTATCTATGTAGACGAGATTGATAAAAAAGCAAAGCGTAACGACATGGTATCACTGAGCAGAGATGTGAGTGGCGAAGGCGTACAGCAAAGTTTACTCAAGTTAATGGAAGGCACTGTGGTAAAGGTACCAAATAAGCCACAAGCTAATCCAGAAACTATAGAAATAAATACCAAGGATATCTTGTTTATTGTAAGTGGAGCATTTGTTGGTTTAGACAATCAGGTAATGCAACGGTTAGGTAAAAGTAAGATTGGATTTACTGACAAATCACTAAGTGAACACCAATGGGAAGAACACCTGGAAACACGAGACTTAGTACAGTACGGATTAATACCAGAATTTGTTGGTAGAATTCCATGTGTAAGTGTATTGCGTGAATTAACTGAAGATGACTTGGTCAAAGTACTAACAGAACCCAAGAATAGCTTAGTAGAACAATATAAAGCTCTATTTGCACTTGACAAATTTAATTTAGAGTTT